TGAAATAACAAAGATCGTTAGGTTTATGGGTGAAGAATCCGATTGGGATAAAGTCCCGTATGGTAAAATTGTTGATTGGGAAGCAGCCCAATTGGAATTTATATAGCTAAGGAGTATATATGAAAATATTAGTAACAGGTGGCTTAGGCTTTATAGGGTCAAACTTAGTAGATAAACTATGTGAAGATCTTAACAACGATGTGTATGTAATGGATAATTTGTCACGGGGTGACGAGATTAGAGCAAACATCAAAGCAACTACATATTCAGTAGATATTCGGGACGAACCAGATGTAAATTTCTTTTTCCCCAATGGTCTAGACGTAATAGTCCATTTAGCAGCCTTAGCACGCATACAGCCGTCTTTCGAAGAACCCGTAGAGACATGTTCTGTTAATATAGAAGGCACGCAGAAGGTACTCGAAATGGCCCGTAAACTGAAGTGTAAGGTTGTATACGCAGGTTCTAGTTCTGCACTTGGCGATCCTCATATTAATCCTTATTCATCATCCAAATATATGGGTGAACAAATGGTTGAAGCATACTATAAATGTTTCGATGTTCCAGGAGTTATAACCCGTTTCTATAATGTATACGGAAATCGTAACGTCCAGGATGAAAAAATGGGTAATCTATTAGGAATATTACAAAAACAATACCTAGAAGACAAGCCCCTTACTTTAGTTGAAGATTGTAAGTCAAAAAAGAGAGATTTTACTTCAGTTAATGATATATGTGCCGGATTGATGCTCGCTGCAAGTCTAGATGGAGAGAAAATGAAAGCTCAGATATATAATTTGGGTAGAGGGTCGAACTTATCAGTCTATGAGGTTGGTATGTTCTTCAAAAAGTACTCTAAAAAGGATATAGTGATCGAATATTTACCTAAGAGAAAGGGAGAACAGGCAACGTCTTTAGCTGACCTGAAGAAATCACACTCTGAGTTGGGGTTCTACCCCGAAGAAAATATGGAAGATTATATACAAAATTGGATTGAAATGAAGGAGATTGATGATGTCAATTTATAAAAGATTAGATTTTAGCGGTTTGAATGGTTATGGAATAGCAGGTATGGGTTTTGTAGGCTCAGCTGTATTCAATACCTTTAATAATAAAGATTTTATTGTAGTATACGACAAATATAAAAAACATTTAGACAATAAACTGCCCATATTGAAAAAATGTACATACATATTTGCATGTCTACCCACCCCTATGGGTAAAAATGGCAAACAAGATTTCTCTGCATATCATACATTCTTTAAAGAGATTGAAGGGTATGAAGGTATAGTTATTGTAAAAAGTACAGTATTATACTCAAATATAAAACCATACCTTGATAATTTCAACATAGTTATGAATCCAGAGTTTCTTAATCAGAATTCCGCATACTCTGACATGGAAAATGAGAAGGTAGTTATACTTGGTGGTGAAATTGACCTGGTAACTAAAGTAAAAAAACTTTATCAGAATAGCATGGGCAAAAAAGATGTATCATTTGAGATGTGCTCTATTGAAGAATCTATTAATATTAAGTATTTACATAACAACTACCACGCATATAAGGTATTGTTCTGGAATATGGTATATGAAGTCACTGGAAATCACCGCAAAATCTTTGATGTGTACTCTAAACTCACTGGTAATACTCATGAGATGGCTAACGTAGCCTCAGATGGTAAGCTAGGATACGGTGGTGCATGCTTCCCGAAAGACGTAAACGCATTTTTTCATGAACATAACCACGAACTTAGCGAATTCATGAACAAATATAACGACCGTTTAAGAGGCGAATAACTAAAGTAAACCCATAATATAAATACTTCAAACCATTTTGGAGTGTTTGTATATGGGTTTCCCTAACGCTTTTAGTTCCGACAAGTTTCAATTAAGATTTAGCAACATACCTACTGTCGGTGACAAGAAGGTAGACACTAGACTATTTGATTTATATGTCAAATCAATCATTGTATCAGATATTAACGAAGAGTTAGTTAACTCTGACATCTTTAATTTTCAGATAAGACATCCTATATCTAGAGCGAATGAAAATCTCAATCAGCTCATCATAGAATTTGTGTTAGATGAAGATTTCGAGAACTACTTCACGTTCTTTAATTTCATGCAACAAGAGAGATACCTGTACACTGAGAACACACCATCACAACCAAACGATGTTTTTAGACTTAATAATATAAAAACAATCGCCCTGGAACTACTGGATAATCAAGGCAGAGTTAAAAAAAGCCTGGACTTTACAGAAGCATATATTACATCCCTTAATTCACTCAATTTAATTATGGGACTGTCAGAACAAGTAACATTTAATGCGTCATTTCAATACGAGCAGATATTGTTTAGAGAGAACGATTAAAATGTGAAAATTTTATAAATATTAAAAAATTGATTGAAGAGGACTATATGGAAACTATAGATAATTTGATAGAGTTTGAACCTTTGACTGATCTTAAGATCATCAAAGAAACTCTAGGCAGAATGGGTATCGCCAACAAGAAAGATAAAATATTATACCCGACAGCGTACATTTATGGAAACTTCGATAAGATGTACCTGGCACATTTCAAACAACTGTTCCTTCTATCCCGTAAAGATGCGTATCCAAATGTATCAAGCGAAGACATAGAGAGACTAAACAGTATAGCTTTCTGCTTAGAAAGTTGGGGCCTTATTAAAATAATAAACGAAAGCATCGAACCCCACAACAAATTTATATTCGTTCTCCCATTTGAAGAAAAAGTAAACTGGGAAATATCACATAAATTCAACATTAAATCACTAAAATTTGCGAGGTAGCATGAAAAGTTATGGCTTATTTGACGACGACGAGAATGGTTTAGAAGACGGTATGGGAATACCAAAATACGATAATATATTTGGTGAAGAACCGGAAGAAGAGACAGAAGAATTAGATTTTTCACACGATGATGAGAATTTATAAATAATAGAATAAAGCGGAGGGACGAATGCCTTATTTTAACGAATACATAAAAACATTACTTGAGAACGATGAAAATTGTGTTTTTATCAATGAAGACGACATTCAGAATTATGATCTGTCACAAATGGATGAGAGAATCATTAAACAGAGAGTTGTTAGAGGTGGTAAAAGAAAGTTTAAATTTCAAACGAGTAAGGCTGGATTCAAAGTTTTAGTAAACAAAGAAGGCGTACCGAAAGAAGTTTTAATTCCACCCAAAGAAAGAAAAGCAAGAGAAATTTCACAGAAACGAGCTGCAAGACTAAGAAAAGTTAAGCAAGATCCGGCACAAGAAAAAAGAGCTGCATCAATCAAACGATCTGAGATCATCCATAAGACTTCTTCAGAAAAGAAGCAAGATGAGCTACTTAAGAAGAAAAGAGATAAAGAAAAAGAAGATAAAGAAAGACAAAAACGCTTAACAGGTGGTGGTGGTACTAAGCCAAGCGACACCAAGAGAGAATCTTTCTCAGGAGTATACTATGGGATTTAGACAATTTTTTTACGTTGAAACTAAATCACCAAAAACCAGTGGTACACGCTTTGGATTTGCTCACGTCATTAGACACCCTGCCACATCTAGTAAAGAGAATGGTAACGGCAATGGTGAAGGTGATAGTGGTAGCGATGGTGGTGGTGATGGTGGCGGTGGGGGCGAGTAACTGTGAACTTTAAAGATTTTTATAGCATAGACCCAGTAATAGTTAATCTCTCTGAAGCACTTCAGATGGACGAAGAAACTGTTGCAGATCTGCGTTCATCTACAGATTCTGGAAGAAAGAAAAGATCTGGCCCAGTGGGTTCATTTTTTGAGAATGTATCAGCTAATTGGACGGTTATGTATACCTCTACTGCAGTAACTACACCAGGCGTAAGCCGTTGGACTCAATATATTCAACCAGTAAATTTACCTGGACTGCGAGCATCACTAGATGAAGTGAGAGCATCATTTAATGGTGACGTTTTGGCGCATTGTACGTGTCCAGATTATCGTTACAGGCTCGAATATTATGCAACACAAGATAGTTGGAATTATGGATCTGGGCAATCGACACCACCAAATGTAACAAATCCACCACCACCTCAGTATGGAAAACTATGCAAGCATCTGGTAAATAGCATGGGTGTTATCAAAGGATCAACACCTACGATATTAAGCAATTACAGAAAGAAATTTTTATAGGAGTATTGAATGAGTTTTTTTGAATTTTTAAATGAGAAAAGATTACTAGAAGAATTGGGAAACTTCCCAGACATAGCACTCAAAGCAGGTCGTAAGAAAAAATTCTTAGTAGTTGAATATAGTGAATGTGATGGTGGAATTAAGTTAAAATCCAACCAAGGCAAAGTTTTAGCTGAACATGACGTAGGGCAATTCCTACATGCAGATCTACTTTGTCACTTCCTTGAGGCTCACGACCATCAAGTAAAACTAAAAGAGATATAAATAGTAACAGATTGATTGAATAATTCGGGAGGATAATTTAATATGAGTTTTAGACAATTTTTTTATGAAGGCATGGCCGTTCTTAATGATAGACAAAGCAAACTAGAAGCATCACCATACCCACGAGTGGGGAGAACTTCTTACAATGCAGTCGATGAGAATACATGGTCTGGACATGATGCACACGCACATGGATTTAATCTAGATGAGAACGGTAACGGTAAAACTGATAGCTTTGGCAACATAAGCGGTAAAGATACACACTACCATGAAGTTAGAGGATGGGCAGTATTGCCAGCCAATAACCACGCTCACGGACTTACAGACAAATCTATCAGCGATAAGAACTTCAAGAACAGCTAAGGATTAAAGTAATCACCTTCAGATGGTATTTCTTTATCCCACGGCCAATAGACATGAAAATTATCTGGTATGTAATGAATGCCAGGTATTAAACTTATGGAAATCACTATGTGATTTTCGTTTGTGATTATACACATTATTTTTTATCTCCTGTCCAAGTATCCCATTCTTTCCAACGTGTAAAATTAATATGTATTTCTTTTTCAGAGAAATACTTTAGTTTTAGTTGGCATATTTCTTCAAGGCCGTCAATACGAGAGTAATTCAACGCACATCCCTTGCTACTACAAATATCCTTCAGCTTACTCAATTGATTTTGAGGTATACCAAGTGTATAGTAATAGTCTCCACTATAACGCAACGCCCACGCATGCCTATCACCATCTTCACCTGATCTAACTAAAGTAATTTTATCAGTCAACCCATACTTATAATTACCAATCAACAAACTAAAGTTCATACTACTATTACTATAACCAGACGGTTTACCTTCAAAATGAGTGTTAAATATATTTCCGTATAAGTATTTGAGCACTACTTTTCTTTTATCTAACTTTGCCATACATTACCAGGTTTTAAATTCTACTTCTTTATCTGCAAAATACTTTAGTTTGATTGCACAAATCGCTTCGAGACCTTCTTCTCTTGATAGCAGCATAGCCTTGTTCCTATCCTTCAATATCTCTTCTGCCATTTTAACCTTATCTAAATGTATCTCAAAAGCAAACCAATAAGGCGTACACCCATACGTAGCACGCACAGGATTATATAACAACCCTTTACTTACTCTAATTCCACTAAGCTTTACCAGCTCATATTTATCAGTTAAAACATAACTATAATTGCCGATACGTAAACTGTAGTATGTCATCCTAGAGTATATGTTACCTCTATACGCATACCCATGTAAACGATGTACCCGTACTTTTCTTTTATCAAGCTTTGCCATCAAATATTATCTCCGTATTGGGAAAACACTTTAGTTTGCACTCACAGAAATCCACTATCTTATTATCATTATCTCGTGAATGAAGAACAGCATATCGTGAGTGCTCACAAATCTTTTTAACTATATCTAACTTAGCCTCTGAGAATGAAAATGTATGAGACCTTCTTACAGACCATTGATTGTCATGAACAGTCATAGATGGACGACGAGTTACATTTCCTTTATGGTAATCATATAATACGTTATCTATTAATAATCTGAAGTAGTGATTGTCATGAAATACATTGATGCCGTTATCGTGTAAAAACTTAAGTTTAACTATCTTTTTCTTTGTCATACATTTTTATTCGGTGTGGATAAAGCTTTTTCAAATCATCTAACGTTTCATGCATTTGCTGCAAAAGCTCTCGACCTTTGGTAGGCTTAAAACAACCCATTTTAGTTTTTTCTTCGTCTGATTTACGAATGCCATTTTCATCCCACCATATCTCTAACATTCTATCATTACCATCTTTACACACTCTATCATATACAAGTTTATGATTTACAAATCTGTCATTGCAACATTCATAAGAATCACATTCGTTACAACCACCAGTAATTTCTTCACTCATTTGTTTTTCCTCCGTTTTTTGCCGCCAGGTAACGTTTTAAAAGAGTAATCATAGAACCCCTTAGAATCTCGTATGACTTCATCAGATCCAACAGGAACTGTCCCTTGTGACTCCAACGCCAACTCATTATTAAGATACATATGCAGCTCTTGCATTGCAGTATATGGATCTAGAACTCTAACGAAATCTAAAGGTTTCAACTCAGGATTAACTTCTAATCCATATTTGGAATCACGCCAATAATGATCATGAATTACCCTAAAGATAGGCACTTTATATTTTAAAAATAATGATTGAAGAAACTTATTATTGCGCATCTTCTCATATGCATTTTTATATGAATAATTATCTCTAATATGATGTCGCCTACCCTCCTTTGAGTATTCAGCAAAGAATATATCCATTTCATCAGAATCAAATATATACCGATCTTTAGTATGATAATTTGAAGACACTACTTTCACATAAGGATATATCACTCCGGCAAAACCGATAGCTTCAATCTCATGAATAGTATTGGATTTATTCCAATCATCCCAATATATACAGTGATCATCCCATGTGAATATTTCCAACTTATGTAGAGCATTTTCAATTATTTCAGTTTTACGTTCATACACTGGCACAACCTCGTCTTGAAACATGTTCAAGACGGAGTCGTAGTAATCAGTAAACTTGGAATAGATCCTCATTACTTTTCATCCATAAACTTTTTACGAACATCCATCAGACATATACCCAATAGATTTTTTCCCTTCCAGTTTTTCCGGTCAAATCTTTTCGGGTCATGCTCATCCAAACCGATACCCCAAATCTTATCAACAGGGGAAGCTTCAACAAGTTCTTTATCACCAGTATCAAACATATACTTTTTTAGTTGCTCGTTCTGACCGAACTTAGCTATGTTCGCATCGATAACAATTTTAATGCGGTGCTTATTCCACTCAGCATCATTAAAGCCTTCAACCATACGACCATGCATTTTTTGATCCCATGGATTTTTAGCTTCGAGTATCATAGCGAGTCGTTCGTCATCATTAAAGACCCGTGCCTTACCTGCCATCATGTATTGCTCTGCAGTTAAGTATGTAACTCCATCAACGACAAATTCTGATTTGAACCACTGGCTAAAAGGGCCACCGTAAAAGAAATGAAAATTGTTAGGCTTAGTCATTAGTTTTTCCTCCAAGTAATGTTTCTGCTTCAACCAGTGTGGCATTCTTGTCCCATATGACAACGGTAACATCTTCTCCTCCTAGTTCTTCATTAATAATTAGTTCTATAATTTCCCAGTCACCTCTTGCAAGACCAGCACCTATTTTAGGCATGCCAATCTTCTTGCCAGAGAACAACTTTTTAATACATCTCATTGCACCACGAACAGCATCGTAGTCAATGTTTATGTTTTGCCTGTTACAACCAAACTGTGTGTAAGAGTTTATAACTGTTGGCTTAGTTTTCATAGTGTATGTAATCGTACCCAACTTACTTCTATCACCCTTAATAGTTGCTTTATCCTTTTCCCAGGCTTCAGGGAAACTTTCTTTAATCTGTGGTGCAATACCAGAACCCATATTACAGAAACAGTTACAGCCATGCGTAATAACATCAAACTGAAGTGCATCTTTTATGAGGTCTCCTTTAATATATTTCATTTTGCCTTCTTATAGTTAAAGAATTTGTCCATGTCTTTTTCTTCACCCTGATCTCTGAACATGTTAATAGATGATATAAGGTCTTCGTAACTATCAACTAGGTAGTTATGCTTAATTTTAACATCAAATGGTATAACGTGTTTTGGGAAAAACTTTAGTTTAATCTTCGAGAATAGGTTCACTTCATCAGATTTATGTCTGTGGATAAGAGCCATGTTAGTGGACGTACATATCTCAGAAACCGCAGTTAAGTCATCAGCACTAAACATAAATGTATAATGGAAAGAAGACGACGACCCATACCAACGTTGCTTAGACCTATCCTCATAAGTTTTAGCATCGTACCGCACAAGATTGTCATTCAACATCATGTATTTGTAGTTGCCAACCAACAAGTTAAAATGAACCCCATCTTTTGAATCACGAGGATGGCTTAGCAGCCATCTTAAATTAATTTTTCTATCATCAAGATTAGCCATTTTCAGCCTCCTTAGATTTTTTAGTTGCTAGATACTCAAGAGAGTATTTAATGTTATCGGTTACTTCAGTTACATTAGAAAACAACATGTCTACCTTGTGGTAGTTATTATCATAAATCTTGTATAGCCGAAGACCGTCATCAAATATAATTAATGAATGCTGAGGGTATTGCTTCAATATTGTTTCAGTGTACTTCAAATCCATTAACGTCTGGTCTAGGTATGCTGCCTCGTGATTCTCCTCAAGTGTGTAATGCATGGGGGAACTATCACGTACTTTTTCACGCTTAATGTTTTCACATTTATTTTTAGTAATACGTTGTTGTATGCCAAAGCTGTTACCACGCTTATCAATAAGCACAAAGTTCATCTTAACACGAGTGTGTATTAAGTTATAACACGCTGAAAGCATCTTAGATGATTCGCTTAGTGTAAAATACCGTTCTGTCATGTTTCACCCTCATAAGAGTTTATTATGTTTACCGCCTCTTCCATGCTATACGTTGGACTAGACTCACTGTCTCTATTTTTATCCATCCTAGCTACTTTCCAATAGTCCGCAGTTCTAGAATTCTCAATATCATCTTCGGTTATTGTGCGTAATGCATCATTTAACCCAATCTGGCCGATCTTATAACACAAGTCATAGTCGGTTAACTTTTTTACATCCAATCCATTGACCTCTCCAACCCAGTGATTATTATTCTTCCATGCTCTCTTTTACTACTTTAGTTTGATCTTCCTGACTGTCAATATACAGCTGAAGCATACCACCGACAACGGCATCAAATGATACACTATAACCATCACATACAGTCATGATATGATCTATAGTTTCGTCGCTTATAGTAACATCTATCTCTGAAACTTTAGTCATGGATAGATGTTTTTCATACAATTTAAAGTATGATTTTTCTGGTACTTTTGGTGTATCCATTAATGCTCCTTCTCAGTGACTTCATCAACGAATTCCCATTTTTTGTCGGATGTATTGAATCTGTATATCATAACATCTTGATACTCAACTGCAATCTCAAGTATACCACTACGTATCATTTTACCGCTAGTGATTGATTCGAAATACGCAAGTATCTCATCAACATCACTATAGTCTCTGAGATCACCATAGAAGATAACTGCACGACAAGCAAGAGCGTTCTCAGTACCTGTCTTGATAAGCTTGTATTCCAGGCTACCTTCACTACCACACGGCAGTATAGTGTCTTCTACATCATTCTCCCATGTAGATATTTCACCTAGTTCTTTTTCTGTTATGATGGGTATACCTAGGGCAGGTATTCCGTCATATCTAATTGATGCATTTACATGAGTCCATTGGGACATATTATTCCTCGTCTTTGTTGAATATTTCTATAACCTGTTTTACCTTGTCGATCATATGAAGATCATCGCAATAAAATACCCCATCACCAACAAACTCACGCTGTTGAGTAAGATAAAAGTCAGGAACTTTATCCACTTTAGTTACTTCCTTCAAGACATTAGCTAAAGCAATCATTTTATACTTATCATCCATTTTTGTATCTTCACATACATCAGTACAAGAAGTAAAAGCTAAAGCACCGATTATTAACTGTGCTTCTTTTTTAGTAATTTCTATTTTCATAAGTTATTTCACAAAAGTGGCGTATATGTAATAAAATAACAAAATAAAAGTTATTGTCAATGTATTTTTTTATTGAAATTAATAATTATATTTACTATACTTATTATATAATATATGTACTAAGATTGGAGTTAATATGATTATTTGTGTTGAGTGTCACACAGAGATGAAAGTTGAGAAAAATGGTGTTGTTGTCCGCTATGGTGGAAACCACTGTTACTCAGGAGACAGTTGGAAATGCCCTACATGCGGTAAAATGGTAATCAATTGCAATAACAGTCCGTACCCTTCAGATGAACCTTTAGATCCGAAACACGATATCGAAATGACTCAATGATAAAAATAGTAGATGACTTACTGTACATGATTCGCCAGTTGAAAGCCGTTGAATTGTCAATAGACAAGCTAGACATTATAGAGAAATATCCTCAATGTAGAAATTTATTGGAGATAACCTATAATCCTTTTAAGCACTTCGCAGTTGGTACAAAACAGATAGATAAAGAGTTAGAATCTACTTTAGTTGATATTCCGAAAATCGATAAGCCGTACATCATGATCCATCACTTCTACAATTTTTTAAACGATTCGTTGCTTAACAAAAGATACAGTCGTTCTGTAGGAATCAAAGCGATAAAGAGATGGTGTACAATATTTCCCGAATATGAGACCCTTATTATCAACATTTTCAATAAGAACTTGAAGTGTGGAATAGATGCTCAGCTTATCAATTGTATCTATCCGAAACTTATACCAATGTTTAACCCTACACGACCCAAAATTTGGGATACGATGTGTCCTAAGAGGGTCTTTTCTGAGTACGTTACAATGGAGAAGGTTGAGGGCGAACTGGTCTACATGAGCATTAGAAACCGAAAGGTGAACATATATAGCAAGCACACCATACCTATTGTCACGTTGAATTACCTTAAGGATGAAGTACAGTCATTTATCGACATTACTGATATTGATAATATCATGATTGAAGGTCATGTATTCATAGGCAACCAGAGCTTTGATGAGTCTCACCAGAGCATCGTTAGAGGCAGTAAGAAGTTAACTAATATAATATTTAAAGTGTATGACATACTAACCCTCGATGAGTTCGAGGTGTATTACGACGAGTCAAAAAAATACACAGATCGACATAAGAGATTCGCAGAGATGGGTTTCTCTAATTTAAGTATGATACAAGTCGTACCATACCAGCAGTATGATCCAAACGGTGAACACATACTATCACACATGAAAACAACAATTTCCGATAACAATTGGAAAGGAGCAATTCTTCGTAAGAACATACCTTACGACATTAAAATTTCGTATAACATAATTAAAGTATACCCCAATTCGTAATTTTACGGAGGTAAATATGAAAACAATAATTAGTACAGGACTTCGAGGCGCAAGCCAAGGAGCTGTAGGAGCAGCATTTATTAATGAGATAGCTGTAGATGGATATTGTCCAAAAGGATTTATCTTGCCAACAGGCAAGCAACCAGAACTCGCATCAATGGGACTCAAAGAGCATGAGTCAGACTCGGTTGTAGAGTGTTTTGAAGATAACATGAACGCATCAGACGGCACAATATTTTTCTTTATGGAGAGCCTGGTAGACCAACTCGATAAAGAGTTAATGGACATCGTTGAAGCGTCAAACACACCATCACTACTGATAGACCTTGATAGCCCTTTGGACGTAAGAATCGTTGAGAAATTTATCCAGAAAAATGACATAGAGACCTTGCACGTAGACGGCTGTCAAGACTCGCCCCACGATAAAACCATATATAAGTTTGTGTGTGGATATGTAACTAAAGTAGTTAAGAACCTAAAACATGAGGCTTTATTCGAGCACTAGGAGCAACATGAGCAAACCCTCACTACTAAGAAAAGAGATGGAAGACAGACGTATAGAGATGAAAGGAAAATTAAATGCAGTTGAAGTAGAATTAGTACAGATACCAAATACCCACTTTAAGTCTGAAGAATGTCAACGTCTAAACTCCACAAAGAGATTATTAATTAAAGAACTAAACAAATTAACTATAGGGATTAAGAATATCATGGAACTCGAATCAGACCCTAATGTAGTAAAACAAATGGATGACATCTATAAAAAACTTGAATCTGGCGAGATGTCACCATCTGACTTGCAGAACATGGTAGTCAAGATGGAGGGCGGTGTTGAAAATGACGATGATACCCCAGACTGGCTAACTGAAGTAGACGATGATGAGAATGAAGATTCAGACACTATTGAACCAAAAAAAGAGGAAGAGGACGAAAAAGGAGTAAATACCGCTTCAGACGATGATATATCTCAATCTGTAGACGATCTACTCGACAATTTATAAATAATTTCATAAACACCATATATCTAGGAGACAAGATGAAAATAATCTGGAAAGATATAAAAGGGTTTGAAGGAATTTATAAAATATCAAATACTGGCAGAGTAGTTCACAGTAAAACTCAAGCAGAACTCACAGGGCCGGACGTTACCTTAACTAAGAACAATACACGTTCAAAAGTTAAGATAACAAATATTATGAAGACTCACTACCCAGAGTTATTCGTAGTAAAAGAAATAGTTACAGATACTTTAGTTGAGACTTTAGTTGATGTGTTAGTGAAGGACATAACAGGCGAACAAAAACTTCCTGTCTTGTCCATCGAAGGAATTGAGTACACTTCTTATAGAGAAGCATCCGACAAATTGAACTTGAAAACGTCTACCATAAAGAGACGGGTCAACTCAAAAAAGTTCGAGGCTTACTTAAGCTTAGAGTAACAATTTTTTCGGGAGACATGGTCATGATTATGAAAATTAATCATTATGACTTTCTAACAACATATCAACTAGATGATAGGTCTAGCTGGTATTTGTCTCTAAAACCAGAAAAGATGCAAAGAATAAATACGATTGTATACAGCGTATGTACATCTAATAGTTTAGCTCTTCTGTATTCGAAGTTCGAATCTAAAGAGTTTAAATATTTGAGTAACGATATAAACGAGTTGTGTAAAATAAAGCTAAAACACAGTGAACCTATATTCATTGAAAGGAAATATAATTATGAGCAAAAAGAAAACATTCGGGATTGACGATTACATTAATAAAGACCTGAAGCAGCTAGGTAAAGAAGAGGATACAACTTCTAAAAAAGCACCCAAGCTTACTATGTTACGCTATATGGTAACGCCTAGACAATTCAATCAAAACTTTGGTGAAAACAAACCAAATCTAGTTCAGCCTGTAGAAGAATTCAACATGAATAACGATGTGTACAACATGGTTTATGTTCTATTCAATCATGACAAAGAGATTTGGAGAATGTTTACCACCATGGAATCACAAGAGACTGTAGAGCTTATCAGAGATAATAAAGCTGGCCGTGTCGAGTTGATATGCCGTGAGAACTATCACGCTATCGTTAGACTTAAAGATGACAACAAAAAAATTCAAGAGCTTGCTGACTTCAAAAGAAAGTATAAGCAAAATATCGATGTGTATCATCTTGAATTAGACTTCGCACAAGGTGTAAAGAAGTTCGTCGGTCAAGAAATAGCATAATGAAAACGGTCGTAAAATACGGATTCGACGACCATGGGAATAAGATAGAACCAGAAAATGTCGATGGAACCTTAAATGGTTCCGTTGGTATTTTATACTATGATATTAATGAAGGTCTTGATAGATTCACATTTTACCACCACGATGAAATAGAATTAGCACAAGATATAATGGAATCTGGCAACTTGATTTCGTCTATATTAAACATCCGCAATAATAATAAATACATTTGTAGGTTGTGTGAATGGAGACTAAAGAATCGTAAGATTAAATTAGTATATGGTGATGAGAAATCCTATAACCCAAGTCTGTCTTGTTAAGATACAAAAAATTTATACTGAAACACGATCAGTAGAGTATTTTCTTAAGGGTAAAATTACAGACGTATACAACTCAAAAAATTTCGATAACAGATTAAAAGCCTCATTTATAACTAACGATACTGGTTATAAATGGGGCTTCTTTCGTCACACCTACAGCGAAGAATTCTTTGAGCTTGTCACAGACATATGCTCCAACAATGCAATCGCAATAATCAACATGCAACATGAAGAAAAGTTTATAAGGAAGCTGGCTTGGTACAAACTGAAGTACAGGTCGTGTATTCCTATTAAGGAAAAGATAGTATTACAAACTCAAAAAAACAGACTCATGAATTAAGAATGTTCGTTACTATTCTTGTCAATTCAGTTTTGTTTAAACTGGTTAAATACGATGGGGATAAATTTGCAAATAAACTTCAGTTTCAAGTAATCAAATCAGACATACCTAAGATAATTTCGATATGTAAAAACAATGCTGCAGCCTTGATACATTCAAGAGATGATAGTGAACAGATAAGAAAATTTTGTGTGATTAAGCTTAAGCATAAAGAGATGATTAAGATATTTTATTAAGGGAGAGGATGCGAGTGACACCCTCTCCCTTACACTGACCGAGGGTAAGAGGTCAGTGTTGAGGCTCTTCTTTACAATGTTTAACACGCCCACGCAAGTCTGTCATGACGATAAAATTTTCTCTTCCATAAGACTTGTATAGGTAATAATTAACTTTATTTTTACAAACTATAATGGTATTTTGTTGTTTCTCAACATGAACATGCATTAACCCATGATGAGTATGTTCACCATTTACATTATCGACTGTCCTATTTTTGACACTTAAAGGAGATTCTACTGAATATAAAATAAGACCCCACAAAATTAAACCTATAAATGCAAAAATAATAGAATATTTTTTAAGTTTGTCACTCTCTTCTTTATTAACATCAAACATATATTTTAAATACCCTATCATCAGTCACACCAATTACTTGCCACGTCTTTTACGTCTTTCTCTTTTCTCTCGATTCTTTCTTTTGCCAGTAAATATCTTACCTAGCTCTGATCGGTTGTCATGCTTGCTGACTTGCATTAACTCTTCCTGTTTTGCTGTCATCTGCTCTCTATGCACTCGTTCATAACGCTCAGGGTCTAACCCTTTCATTTCTTCTTTGCTGAATTGCTCAATCATTCCTGTTCTTGTATCCATACTTTACTCCTTTAACACCAACACGATTCTAAACTTATTTTACTTAATGTTTCTTTATCTGTAACTACTTCTACTTCGATATTAAGTAACTTTCGTATATCGAACCCTTCTTTTCTTCTAAATGCCCTTGCCCAATAACCAACTTCGGAAGCTCGTATGAGAAGCTTGTTGTTATCAGCTATTTCTATTTCATTAACAGAAAAATAATGCACTTCTTTTTCATAGCACATTTTTAATTTGTCATTTTGCTTTAAAGTATCTTCTGAATGAAATTCTATTACACATCCATCTAAACCAATCATTCGTCCAGACCGTCTGTCACGCTCAGCAACTTTTATAGAAGCATTAATTATTTTCATGACTCCTCTTCCCCTATCCACTTCCTGTCTTGCAACAATTTAATAATCTCTTCTGCACTAGGTGACTTAGGCATCGGCTTCCACAAAATGATCGGGTCGCATCGCTCTATACGATTTTCAGTGAGTTTTCCATCTTTTTCGAAACCATACGCACTAGTCATTTTAAACCCGTCTTTTTTACGAAAAAACTCTTGATGTACGCTGGGCCTGTTTAACATAGTACCAGTCCAACAAGGATCATAATCAATAGCCAAAACATATGTACCAAATCTACCTTCTTGAATTTCTGGTAGTTGATCATCAACGAATATCCACTCGTCTTTTACCTTGTCCGCTATTGCTTCAGCTATGATTTCATCAGACCGTTTCTTTCTAGCTTCCCATGCTGAACCACCACAATCCTTACAAACCATTTTGTCGTGAAATTTAATTGGAATTATGAAAGCACTGGAAGAAATACAATGTGGATTGCCGCACTTGTAATAAACTTCTTCGGCTGCCAGTTCTTCTTTTACGATGGCTAGTATTTCTTCTTTATTCATAAGCAATAGGATATTGAGATTTAGGCTTGCACTGTATGATCTTGCTGTCTGTACCAAACTTTGCAGATAAAGAAAATATGTGGACACCAGCACTATAAACATATGTAACACCGTCTATACAAGCTGTTTTGCTATAGTGCTCTATTTGATTAATAAGTCTTTCCTCAGCTCTTTCACGTTCTTTTTTTGAATCGAAACCTTCGCACGCAACAGCGCAGAATAATGCAACTATCAATATCACGATTAATGATAGTTGCAGATTAGGATGATCATTAATACACATCAATTAAACTCATCAGGAACAGTAACTAACAGAGCATTCCCTATTATACAATCCATGTTAAAATATTTCCTAACATATTCAGTAGCCCTCAGATTGATTTGTTGGTCTTGTTTTAATCTACTCTCTTCATCAACCAGAAGAACTGTGTCTTCGTCAATAGTGATCGCTTCCACCATCTCACAACCTATCAAATCGTAGTATGATTTCAGATGATCTTCACCAATTTCAACTGAAGTAACTTCACCATTTGTATTGTACAAAGTCGCCATGTTATTTCCTTTTTATTTGCGTTCCCACATTAAATATAACTAAAAAATATTAATTGTGTTATACTTTTTTAATAACAGATAAAAACGGAGTAAGATTTTGATAACTAAAGTACATAAAACCGTATTAAGAGTGGCAGATATAACTGACACGGACGTTGATGAGCGCTTATATAATTATGTCAGATATAAATCTGACGATATGGAGTTCACTACACATGCAGTATTTGACGGTATTGTAGAGGAAATATTAACTAACAAGAGCTTTGCAATCTTGTATTCAAGGGATAGAGACAAAAACATTCGTGACTTGGTGAATTACTCAATGAGAAACAAATGCGAGTTTGAATTGGTAAAGGAAGAAGCCGTGTCTTGCCATGTAGACATGTATGACTGGGAATCTTTATATGTGTCAACATTTTCAGAGACTGCTTTAGCTGTCTAAGATGCTGTGTATTGCTGTTTTAAGGTGTCTCTAAGGCACTTTCTCTCAGCCTTGGTGTTTAGCTATAGATACAAAAAAACCCCTGCCATTTATCAATAGTTAAGTCAACAGGGCAGGGGTTTTTCAATAGGGTTGTTGCTATTAAGCAACAGCCTTTTGAGCCCGACTTTTCTTTAAAGACCTGTTTTCTTTTTCAAGCTTTGCAATATTAGCCTTCATTGTGTCATGTTCATCAGCACGACTAATATCTTCCATAACAGCGACAATGCTACTAGGGGTTTCTTCAATCTCTTTAGCAAGCTTATCAGATTCAATCTTTTTACGCATTACTGAATTAATTAACTCTTTATGCTCTTTGGTGAAGCTATCAGAACCTTTTGTAAGCTCGTATAACGCCATGAATTTGCTAAGATCGAAACGTCCTTCACCTTTAGGCATGCTGTATACAGGCTTGCTGTAATCCGAACCTATAGCAAACTGAGCCTTGATCTCTTGTGCGCTATAGCCTTGATCAGCCATGAGAACAACTGCATCTCTTCTCGTTTTAGCTTCTTCGATTGTTTCCATTGTACCAAAATAATCTTGAGTTTTGCCAACTTTTTTAATTATACGAAACTTACCATTCCAGTCTACAATATATTTCATCGTAGGGTCTTTTTTTGCTTTTTTTTCTTGGGAGGCGATTGCGTTTTCTGATTTGTTAGATGCGCTCATGTTTACCTTTCCTTTTGAGTAAATTATCTTTCTTTACTAAAGATAGAATATAATTACTAAGAAGTCAAATATTATTTACAGAAATAATATTTTTTATGCATTTTTATTATTAAGATGAAATAGTACATATTATTTTTCGCTGTCTTTCAGCTTTTTAAGCTCTAAATACCAATGTAATACAGTTTCTTTGATTTTCTTTGGAGTTTTTTTAATAGACATATTATACCTTAAACGAAAAAAGGAGTGCCGAAGCACTCCCTTTTATTACACAGCTAATTTTTTTTCAGCTCGTGTTAGTCGATTTTGAAGTGACTTCTTATCCTTCGCCAGAACCTTTGCTTCATTCTTATAGAATAGTAGTTCAGCATGAGGTAAATGTTCTTCCAGACGACTGTTAAGACGGTCTATAGTACCATTGATGGTGTCGAGGTCATCAAAGATTTCATCAAAACGCTTAGTATCCTGTTCTGACATATCCAGAGACTTAAGGGTCGCATACATGTTTGAGAATTGTTTGAGACTTTCAGCATTGAGACTTGTAAAAGATACCAGTTGAGTTTCTGTATTTGCAGTAACATCAATATTCTCAGACTCTAACACACCAGAGTCGGCACTGGTAGATTGTGTTTCAGTCGCTAGGATTTCTTCGGGTGGTATAAAATCTGAATAATCAGAAGTTTCATCTACAGAGCTTGCAGACCCTTCAGCTTCAGCAACTTTCTCACTTAACGATTCTAAGAAAAGCTTTGCCACTTTTAACTTAGAGAAGTCCATTGATCTAATCTGTGTTTTGATCACATCAACATCATTCCCTGCATCAAGCATAGCAACAGTAACATCACGCATACGTTGAACCTGTTTCAATGCGTTGTCTTTCTTATGATTCACACTTCCGAAGTAAATCTGCTTACCTTCAATAGTCCTTATAATTTGATAGCATGTAAGCATCTTTGTAATGTATTTCATATTCTTTTTACTCATATGGCATTCCTTTTATTTGTTATTGTGTTTTTGTATTGTAGTTAAGTAATTCTCCGTTACCTTCTTGTCTAAACAGAAGGTATTCCGCTTGATCAACAACAGTTTTTCTGTTTTTAGTTGATAGCTGTGCGTATAGATTGTTAATTTTTGATTTCTCTGAAGTCTTAGTGATGTACCCAATAAGTTCATTCACATCGACATTATAAACATTTGCCAAGTCTACTAAAATCATAATAGAAGGTTTCTGCTTATCGTTCTCATATGCTGACAATGTTGGAGGTTGGACGTGTATAGCATCAGCAACCTCTTCTTGTGTTAAACCTCGATTGATACGAATCTTTTTAAGGATAGTACCAAAATCATATTCAACACCGTACTCAACCTTGTTTCTTTTTATCTTAGTTTTAGCTTTAGCCATTTTCAAATTCCTTGTTGAATTGTTCTCTCGTATAAATGTGCTCCAACTCCATCTTATTACATTTAATAATAACTTTCTTACTATCAAATATAACTATAAAACTAATATCTGTCAAGTTATTTTCTAAGTTATATAGTTTCTTAGCTAATATTTCTGCGCTAATGACCGATCTATATTGCTTTATATACCTCACACCTAACAGGTTAATAACGTGTGTTACCTCCTGTATAGATACTTTAGTTAGCCAAATTAAGAGTGTCTTCCATTTCGTTAATCTTATCATTTGTATAGTCTCCGAGTGCCTTAATAGTTTGGCTGACTACATCCTGTACATCTTTAACATCCATAACATTTTCATGGTGAAACTCTATTGCAATCAAAGCATACATAATACTCTGCAATGAGTTATTAGTAGTTTCAATATTGAGATTAATATATTCTGTATTCCAACCGTCTTTACCAAAGATGCATGATAGTTCAAAGTCATGTTTCTTCGATAGTTCTTCTGCTTTAGCTAAAAGCTTGTGACACTTTTCCAATGCAGACTTTTTAGCAAAGCTTTTTTCTGCATTAATTTTCGCATATATCCGTTTACTTTTTCTCATCGTGTTTTCCTGCTCTAGCCGTTTTGTAACAAATAGTGGAGCAAGTATCGTGTATAAACGGCTTGCTCCCATACTTGTTAATTGATTCACTTACATTGAAGTCTGCCTTACATACTTTGCAAATCAATCATCATCCTCTTCATCTTCTTTGTATTTGTACTCACCATCTACCAATTCATAGTAATCTTTATTACTGGGAATAACTTCAAACGCAAGCTCGTAAGCCTCAATAGAACAATTTTCTGGAATAACTTCAGTTGATAATTTACCTTCATCATACGTTAAGCGACCACAATTGCAACCAGTGTCCTCATCTGCATATACATATTCAATTAATACAGTTGGAAATTTTTCAGCCATTTTACCAATCATGTCTGGCACACTGCTCCATGCAGTTTGAATTTCAAAAATAATTTCGGTTGCAGAATCATGTTTTTTACATGAGTATGAATTCCACTTAGTACCCCAATTTTTAATAGCCCAATCATACCATGTTGTATGACCATATTTTGCCTTATTGTCAATGTATTGTTGACCAACCTTTAAAGCTTTTTGTTGGTCTTCTTCAGACAATCCCGCAAACCGCTTACGCAATTCTTCATCACCTAAAAATGTACTCCCACCAGTACCATTTATGATATACTGCCCAAGTTCACCCTGTGATCCAGAAGAGATATTAAGCTCTTCTGGCATAGGAATAATTTTATTGAAATCTGGAAAACGTGTCCATGCTTCAGTCATAAGAGGCTCATAATCTTCGGGAACACCTATAGCTGTATCACCACCCTTAATTTGAAACTCCTTAGTCTTTTCGTCAAGCCACCCATAACCATGATCCGTACCAATCTTTTTGTATATAAGACGTTCGTCATAACCTCTATCGTGTTCAGACTTATAGTGAGTACTGTATTGAGCGACCAGTTTATCAATTTCGATCTGTTCACCAGATAGTTTAAGTATGTTTGTTATGTGATTTGGCATTTTTACTCCTTTAATTATCTATTATTAAAGTTAACTAATTAACTAAAGTATGTCAATAGAATTTACGTATCCCTAAAACTTTTTGTATTTCTTCTAATTTGTCATCACACCCATCAGTATAGGCTTCATTTTTTACGTTGCTCATTATAACTTTGATGCGAGGTAATAATTTCGATGGAGTTATTTTTCTCAATATAAGACGATCCAACCACTCTTGTATGGCATTAACCTTAACATTCTTATTTAACAGGCCAGTAAGGTGTTCACCTTCTTTAGTATCCTTATAGATGGTGATACCTAAATCAAGAATACAATCATCGCACCAGTAACTTTGTGAGTTTTGTGAAATAGTTGTTATCTCATGACTAACACCACCTGCCGAATTCATCTTTCTACCGTTAGGTTCACCAATTATAATATCATCCCATGACATAATCCCTACTTTACTAAATATTGTTTCTGGTTAATCTCTTCTAGCATGCCCTTACCCTTTGTGTATGGCTCGATCCACTTCATACGTCGATCAGTCATTTTAATACCACAAGCTTGACTACGCCAATGACCTCTTACAAGCCATTTGGGACACGACACAACGTTCTTTAAGTTTGTCAGGCAACTATACTCATCATCAGTCAAACGTCTGTTAGAACCTATTACAATGCGACCTATCTTAGACAAATCTTTGTTCTTTTCAGCTACTTTAGTTGCTTCTTTTAACCGATTAGCTTTAGTCTTTTTCTTCTTAGTAACATATCGCTTAGCAGGGGTATGATTAAACGATTCCATTGAGCAGATATATAACAGAGAATTGATAATGAAACTATAATGCCTTCTGTATATTGTTTCGTCATCATTAAAGTCAATGTCGGTCATTTTTTTATCTTTAGATGTTTTACGGGCTAATAATACATCGTCAAGACTTAGTTGGATCATATCTTCAACTGAAGTACAGTTAAGTCTTAATGACATTCCAGACTGTTCCAACATACGTTGATCGCCCTTTCGCCCTTCTCCGAACGATTGGGCAAGGATAGAGTTTTCAGCTTCATTGTATGTCAATACAATGTCTTTAAAAACCATAACTAAATCACCACTAGCTTGAACCTCTAGTGAAGGGATAGACAACACCATGTTATCAAAAGGCATTTTAATTAATTCTGGATTGATATTTTTTATCTCTGTATTAACAAGCTTAAAGAATAAGTCTTCAGTTATATTAAACACTTTTGCTTTACGCATACCCAGATATATTGATGCAAAAGTAGATTCAAACAATGGATTGTTATGAAAAAACATATCCCCATATACTTTGATCATTGCAAAACTACAAAACAGCAAACGACTAATGTCAGTAGGGTATGATTCATTGACAAATTTGTTGCCAAACGCATCGGCCCTTTCATCTGATATTGCAGGAAGAGCTTCATCCATTTGAGCTATAATATCTATACCTTTATCCTTAAAGTATTCGCATATCTCTTCAATGTGTAAAGGTTCAAATTTCTTAGCTTCCATCAATTTATCCTACAATAAACTTTGTTTCGGTTTCAATTTTGACTTGTGCTTCGATAGCCTTAAGAAGAACTTTTGCATCAAAGTTTTTCTTTGGCTCGATAAATGAAGTACCCTCATTCCACGTCTCAACACAAATCTTATTGCTGGTAACAATGATCTTACCAGCGTCGCCAGTTTCTTCACCAGAGTAGAGAATCGTACCATCTAACTGCCTATCTAAAGGCATGAAAACTTTTGTTATGAGGTATTCTATCCACTCAGTATAAGCATAGAACTTTTCACTACCACCCCACTCTAAAGTTGTACCATCTTCAGAAATTTCCCACCTTAACCAAAGACTAGGTTGTGTTCTAGGGGGTTGATTATAATCAGCTATATTGAGTTCATTGTCTTGACCTGCAAAACCCTTACCAATATAGAACTCGCCCTGTACTCCATAAATTGATTCGTCAACATTTCTAGCCATTCTACGAGTATCCGCAAGCTTGTTAAGAAACACTACTTGTTGTGGTTCCAGTGCAGGTGTTATAGTCATTTTGCCTTCAAAATCAGTAGTATATCCCATGCGTTCTCCTTAAGTTTTAATAAAAGATAGTTATTTAGTTAATTTTTGTCTATACTTTAGTTAATATTATTCATAAAATATAACTAAAGCTACTTGTGTTCAGCTCGTATCTTTTCAGCTAATAAAGACTGTTTTTCGGGAGAAAAGAACACATCATCATGTGGTATCTGTTCAGCAGCTTGATCTTGAACTTCATCTAAAAAATGAATTATCCCATTAAGAGTATCATCCTCCGCTTTAGTCAAGTCATTAGATCTACTTATTAACTCAAGTATAATAAGCTTTTGACCGCTTAGCATCTCCCAGTCCATGTGCTTTAGTTCTACATTTACTACTTTATTAATGTTTGCCATGTTATTCTCCGTTGCTTATCTATTATATAAGATAGCTAATTAACTAAGTCTTGTCAACAAAAAAAGATGGAATTAACCACCTTTTTAAAAAACCATCTTTGGTTCTGTCATTGGGAACTGTTTACTAGTTTTTGTAATTTTGTACAGCTCAAAATGAACTATAAACTCTTTATGACAGTCAGGGTTTAAACACGCCACACACCACTCAACGCCACCATGAGACATACTGAACATAGGGGCGCTGACCCCTTGAGTACGCTTGTCATTACCACAGTGCGGACACTTGACTACTTTAGTTTTCATCGTTAACCTTTACCGTATGCCTATCTATTGATACACGCTTGATATTGCGGAAACCTAAAGTATATTCTGCTTCAGCTTGAACGTCTATCTCTTCTTCATAGTTACTTTCGAGATAGTGCTGTTTTTTCACTGTTGCGTACTCGTAAGCAGTTTTAATCGCTTCCGTCACTTCAGCTACTGTTTCAGTACCTTCAGCCATGTAAAGCCCTAAGGCTTCACCGTTTGCATTTACTACTTCAATTAAGTGCATGATTTTACTTCCTTCTCGACAACGCCATAGTCGTTACTCTCTTGCTCATAATCATAAGAGATTGGACATTCTTCATCAACACAAGGGTCACATACAAAATATTCACCATCAGAAAATATACATGCATTGTCATAATTGACTACTAATCCACATTGTGCACATTTAACAGTTTGTATTTTCATATGATCTCCTTGTTATCTATTATTAAAGATAGTTAATTAACTAAGCGTTGTCAATGTAAAAGATTAGATTTTCCCAGATTTATCATACTGAAGTTGTTTCATATCAGCAAATGCATCAGCATCTTCTTTATTGAACACAATGCCGACAACTTCATCATTAGTAGTAGTAAATTCACCAGTAAATCTTATCTCAAAATTTACATCAGTTTCTACAACATAAAAAATTGACAGATACTTTTTTTGCAATTCTTTCATGTCACAAATTTTTGAACCCTTTAGGTAAAGCCCTTCATCGTCTGGACAAACATCATGTAGTCGCTGTACCAAGCCTTCAATGATAGTTGTTTGAGATAGCTTCTTAAGGTCTGCCTTATCAAATGCAACTTCAATGTTACAACTATCACATCCGGCATCTTCTTTTCCAGAGTGGCCACCATCGGGACTATTTGGATCGTGAAGATAAATGTCAATATGAATATCTTTAGCTTTTTTAAGAATGTCTTCATCTGAAGTTCCTGTAACGTCCCATGAATGAGTAACTTGAGCTTCAGTAACTTGATAGTATACTGTTTTTGTAAACTTCCTTGGCGTAGGGGTATGGGTCTCTTGCTCACCTACCAAGCCCCACTCTTCTGATTCTCTGATAGCAGACCATGTAGAATAGCTGTTCTTAAAGTGGTTCGTGATAACAGCATCATCTAAACACTTGTCGCACAGATCAACAGTTTCATTTGTTTCTTGAATTAGAGTGCCGTGTATACTGCCTTCGTGTGATTCTAAATCTACACCAGTGTTTTGTAGGTCGTTTAAGTGTTTACAAATTCTCATAATAGTTTCTCCGTTGAGGTCTTTAATAAAGATAGTTAATTAACTAAGAGCTGTCAAGTTAAATATTACCATTCCCAAAGAATAGCAACATCTTTGTGTTGTTCTTTTACAGAAACGTATGTACGGTTATCATCAGACCTATTCAACATGTCGTCAACATTCGCCCAATTGTTAATAATCAATTTGTCAGAATCATCCACAAATGGAATGTCTTTGTGGTGCTCAAACAATTTTCCTAAAGTAGGAAAAGAAAATTGGTGTTGTTTCTGAAATTTTTCAAAGTCTGCATCAACTTGTTCTTCAAACTTTGGTATGTGCTTGAAAACATAGTCAGCTAAAAAATGTATCACTGAAATTTTAACAACAGCACCATGTGTGATAGCAGTAATACTATCAACAGCATTGTATATGTCATCACCAGTTTGATAAGCTTCACCGCTCCAATTCTCGATACTTTTTATGTCAGCATCAATCGCATCAACTTTACCTTTGAGTATTTCTACAAGGGCTTCAATAGTTGGGTCGTTTGATACTTCTAAAATTTTGTTAAGTACAGTTATCATATTTTCTCCATCGATTAATAACATTGGCATTCAACATCATCATTACAGCAATGATTGAGCCACATTTCACAACATGAACACCAATCCATTAACCCACCACAAGCACAGCAATATTCATCGCCTTCTTCATATTCATAGTGTAATTTATAGTCTTCATTCATATTATATAAGATAGTTAATTAGTTAAGTATTGTCAAGTATTCTTTATACAATTAATACAATATTTTTTTCCTTTAACGACACCACCCAAATGAGATTTCACGGGGTAGTATCGTTTAAACGGAATTTTACTTTGACAATTGTAACATGAAAATAACTCTGTAAGTTTTCTAGCCTTTCTAATAACATATCTTATAGGCTCCCTTAGTGCAGAGTTATTAACAGTCATTACTATTCGTCCATTTCTTCAATTACTTCATCTTGTGGGAACTCAGGTTTTCGAATTTCAATAAACAGTTCATCAATAGACTTCTGAGTTTTTCGAGACTTAAGACAATGTAGAACATACAGCTCATACCCTTCTCTAAGCTCACCTCTATCACCATCACTGGTAAAGCTCAGTGCATCACCCAAATGGTGTTTGTACACACACAATGAGGCAACAGCAATAGCATCGTAATTCTTCCGAGCAGTTTTACAGAACGCAAATTGACCATCCCATTCCTCTTCAAATACCATGCCCTCATGACTTTCATCACCAATACCATTGAACGCTACATATTTTTTATCAGCATCAATTACAGGGTTAGTATCTTTTGTACCATGACCATCAGCCAATATATTAGGCATATCTTTATTGGCCCATTTCAAAAACGATCTTACAGCTTTAATAGAAGACATTTTCTTTGCATCTGTTAAAGGCTTGCTTCCCTCTTCCCAGTAGTGTGTATAACCCATGTTATTCTCCAATGTTATAGTTAATGTTTCTTATACTTAAGTTAGTTAAATAGCTAACCAATGTCAACAAAAAAACCCATTAAAATTAATTAATGGGTTTAAATTTACTTTAGTTTACAATCTAAAGACGAATATACTTATCTGAAAACTCTGATTCATATGTAGATTTCCATCCACAACTAGGGCATATAAATTGCCCAGACTCTTTTTTAGTTCGTGGCATCTTACGACAATTAACACTCCCACAATAAGGACGGTAATTAGGGTCGGCTATAATATTTTCCCGAACTATGCTCACTATTTAGCCTTCCTTAATTCGTCACACTTTTCCCAACAAACACTTTCAGTCACATCTTTAATAACTTCAAATGCTTCATTCAATTTATCTAATGCGTCATAGTATTTTTCATTAAACTTATCCATAGGGGCGTTTACTTTAGTTGATAGAATCGCTTCTGCTCTTCTGTCAGCAGTGGTATCCATTTGATTCCATAATTCGTCGAAAAAGAATTTAGGATTAACATCAATACCATCAATCTGCATTGTAATATCATATGACTTGTTGGATTTATTTTTGTCTAACCATTCACCGTTAAGTTCTTTAAGCATACCAACAGCTTGTAAAAAGAAGTGACCCATAAGCTCTTTATTGTTGTGCAATAGTTCTTCTCTATCAAATTTCATTACGCCTCCAAACTAAAGTTTTTTATGTAGTCTCTGATTGCATCCATGTTGTCAAGGTCAACCATGTTATCATAAATCCACTGCTTAGTACCTTTAATGATAACCCCAAGCTCTTTACAGGGTTTGTCAATACCAGTAATTTCCATTACAAGCTTACCCGATACAAGTTTATCAACGGGCATATTATTACGGTTAACAGGATTGTTATACTTATTAATAATGAAATCGACATATGATATTTTATTGTACCATTCTGGATAAGAAAACAACTCTTCACCCCTGCACGCTTCATCACAAAACGCAACCTTTACTAGAATATCCCAGTTTATATTGTCGGTAAGAGTTATCAGCTTTGATACTCTCATTCCCTTCAGTCTATGAAATTTCAAGTGATTAACACATGGGTAGACTAAAGAAGCTCTAGTCTTATTATCGATTTTAAGGCGATCACAGATACCGTTAACAATAGCCTCCCCTGCTCCCTCATGACAATGATAAGTGTTCTTACCGTCCTTTACAACGTGCGTAAGAGCCTTTCCTACATCATGCAATAGTACAGCCATGTTAATGACAGGATCAGCCTCGTTATTAACAGCTAAAGCACTCAGTACATGCAACCATACGTTGTCACCTTCGGGGTGTGTATCTAAGTCATGGGGAAATTGATCTAATATGTCAACTTCTGGTAAGATATACTTTAGTAGGTTAGAAGTTTTCAATAACTCCATGGAATATGCGAACCGTTCACCAGTCTGTTCAGCCATTTTAAACAGCTCTTTTGCGATACGTTCTTGAGCTACTTTAGTTATGTTGTGGGCGAGTTCTTGAATGGCTTCCATTGTATCATTTTCGATTACAAAATCCATTCTACTTGCAAATCGAATAGCCCTAAGCATTCTTAAATAGTCTTCAGCAAACCGCTCTTTAGGGTCGCCAACAGTTCTAATAATTTGATTTTTAATATCACATTTACCATTATGATAATCAATTACACCATAGTCTTTTCTTAAACCCATAGAATTAATAGTAAAATCTCTTCTTTTAGTATCCTCTTCAAAGGTTACACCCAGTACTACATTGTCCGGTCTTCTACCATCAGAATATTCACCATCAGTTCTGAATTGAGCAACCTCAAAGTGATCGTCTTTATATTCTACAACAACAATACCAAAGACTTTGTTCTTACCAATATCATGAGTGGGGAATAACGATTCTATCTTATCCATGGGAACATTGGTTGCAATATCAATATCAGATGCAATTCTATTCATCAATGAATCTCTAACAGCACCACCAACAATATAAGCTTCCCCATACTCTGATAGAAGTTTTATTATTTCCATTCCTTTAGATAATGCATTACTCATACTACCTCACAATTAACAGTTAATATCTTCATTATTGCTCTATTCCATAAAGGAAGGTTTTTCGTTGTATTAAAACATAACCCAAAAACAGTTTTTTACATTCATAACCAGCATATCTATAACCTCCACCTTCCCATTTGGATTTAGCTTCTTTTATACATGATTCGTAAGATAAGGAATTACTTTTTTTTCCTTTATTAACGAAATTAGAATTACTTTTTACGGCACAACCAACTAAAGTAAATAGTATTATTATCAATAAAATATATTTTTTCACACATTCTCTTTTTGTTACTAAATTTAATTAATTATACATAAATTGTCTATAAAAACTGAAGTACCCTCTCAAATACTTCAGTTTTGCTGTCTGCAATTTACTTTTCAACACCAAAAACTAAATCACCACCATCGAATAATCTAGGTAGGTTGTGGGTTTCATCGATCAGAAAATTTGAATCGTCTCTAATGTCAATAGCATAAACTTCTTGTTTATCCCATCGATCTCTTACAAACACATTAGATACAATATGAAAAGATTCGTCAGATTCAACAGTTATACAAACTGCATTAGAATCTGAAGAACATTGTTCACAACTTTGTTGACTGTGAGGCTTAGCACCTCCACAATTTCTAGCTTCACTGCAATTTCTTCTCATAGCACAAATAACTTCATCACTCATAGATTCTCCGTTTGATTATATAACTAATATAGCTAAATAGATAAGTTACGTCAACAGTTTTTGTGTAAGTTCTGTTATTTGTTACTTAAAAAAATACCCCCTCCGTCGAGGGGGATTATCAATTAGATGGGATTCAAACCCATACATTCCCACACTATAGACCTTTGCCAAAGATAACCCTTTGTAGTCAATAATGTGTTGGCTCTAAACCAGATACGCTATCAGTTGCGCCACTAATTAAATATCAAAACCATAATCCCATTTAGCTTTCTGCTCTGCTATCCATTCAGATAAAGAAAAGTCAAGTTCTTTATCCTCATCTTTATTTACTGGTCTCTCAAACGCCTTCAGCTTTACCATAAGCTTTCTAAGGTCTTCAGATACACCACCAAACCAATCTTTTGCTTGATTTATATCACCATCTTTAAATGACTTCTCAACACCTTCCATACACTTACGCAAATAAGAAAAAGAATGTATGAACTCTTGCATCACTTCACCCTTATGGGTTTTCGGGTGTGCAGACTCAACCACTTGACCATATTGTGCACCATAAGTAAGAATGCTACCAACTAAAGTTTCAATAGGCTTTCTACCTTGATCTACATCACTGAAAGCAACGTGATCTTTTTGTAAATTAACAGGTAGTGGGTAAGAATAAGAGAGACCACCGTTGTGACCTTTAAACTCATCCATAAGACCTTTTTCATCAACCTTGTCACATTCAAATTCGTCATGATTTTTAACCGCTTCAGCATACCCTTTAGGCTCTACAGAGATAACCCAGTACTTCTTTAGATACTCTAGTATTGCTTCAGCATGGAATTCAAAATTCTTTACTTTAGTTTCTTTTGATATGTCATAAGCCATTATAAATCCTCATTTAATTCAAGGTACTCAACTTCTCTGTAGTTCCAATACCATGTACGTTCAGCAGATAGTTGTCTGCTTAACCATAAAGTCAAGTCTCTTTCAGATTCTTCCAATAATTCGGGATCGTCACTCATTCCGGCACGACCTATAGCACTAAGCACGTTAAAGCGTACTTTTTTAGTGATACGTCTTTTAGCCATTATAAAAATTCCTTTATGTCACCTTCAGTGAAAATACTATCAATAGGGTAAGGCAAATCGTCTTTACTATTAACCCCCCAACTATCACAAAACAACAAACAGTCAGTACCATACTCTTTTTTAATCTGTTCTTTAACTGAAGTAATGTTTTCTTTAGCCCATTTCTTACATATTTCAATATCGGTATCCATAAAAACACTCATTGTACCATACTGTTCACCAGTGTCAACAGCCACTTCAAACCATACACACAAATAACCTTGTTTTTCTATTTGAGTGTGAATAAAATTGTTTTGAGCTATCATATTATTCTCCGAGTGCTTATCTATTATTAAATATAGTTAATTAACTAACCTTTGTCAAGTGTTTTTTATTTTACAAATATGTTTTCATTGTGGGCTTTATAATAAGCTTTATAATAAGCTTTAATCTTATCCTTATTGGCCTCTCGATAAGCTTTAATCTTATCCTTATTGGCCTCTCGATAAGCTTTATTATAAGCTTTAATCTTATCCTTATTGGCCTCTCGATAAGCTTTAATCTTATCCTTATTGTTCTCTCGACAATCTTTATGATAAGCTTTAATCTTATCCTTATTGGCCTTTTGATAATCTTTCTGGAAAGCTTTAATCTTATCCTTATTGGCTTCTCGATAATCTTTCTGGGAAGCTTTAATCTTATCCTTATTGGCTTCTCGATAATCTTTCTGGGAAGCTTTAATCTTATCCTTATTTTTGGCATAATAATCTTTATTATATGCTTTATTATAATCTTTAATCTTATCTATTAATTTTGGATTGTAATTAAAAATTGCTTCTCCATGCGTCTGTACACTTGACTCTGTCTTCATAGTCCACTCATCACAAAATAAATATCCCTCTTCTTTGTAAGACTCTTTATTGTCATCAGCCCATTTTTTACAAACATCAAGGTCATCGTCACTAAAAATAGTTTCTGTACCACCACCATTTTCATCATCATCGTCATACCATGAAATAGCTACTTCATACCATGAATAAGGATATACTACTTTTTCTTCATCTGCCATTACATTCCATCCGAATCAAAATTAATGTCAACCTGTCCATCAATGTCGTCGTCAACCATAGAGAATTCCACACGACCACCTGTAGTTTGATCGTATGCATAGATAGGGACTGTTTTGTCTTCCACTTGTTGTAGTTCGTCAATCATATCTTGTACAGTTTTAATCATAATGTTCTCCGTGTTCTTACCTATTATTAAAGATAGTTAATTAACTAAAGTCTGTCTATAAAAAAATCATCATTAAGAATAAAATTAAGATAGACACATAATAAACTAGGCTCAATTTAGTATTGTATCGTATTCGCTTATAAGTACCGACTATAACTATTATACAACACATTATTTGCAACAGTAAGTCGATACTTTTAATAATTTTTAATACATAATCTAAATATTCCATAAATAATCCTTATTAATATATTTCGATTACAGAGCCTAATGTAACACATTCAGCAATTTCTAGTTTGTCTCTAGCCAATAGTTCTTTTGCATTGATTGAACTGCATACTTCTGTTCTTAATCCTTTAACATTAGCAGTCCAAGAATATGCACCTGATCCAAGCATATGTATTCCTGCATAAGTTCTGCTAAAATTAACAAGCTCCCAACCAGTGTCTTTTTTGATTTTTTCTGCCAGCTTTTTAAAACTCATACAGGCTCCTTATCTATTATATAATATAGTTAATTAACTAAACATTGTCAACAAATTATTTATATACATTATGCCAGTTATCTCTATCACCTCTATTATCATCTAACATCCTGTCTATAATAATTTTGTGACCTATACTAGTAATATTTGCAATGATATATCCCATATTATAATCATTAAACATGCCTTCATTAATAAGCAGGTCATAGTTTACACACATCCAATACATACTTTCAACCGTGATTGTGAATGAATCACTATAGTTCTTACAATTGTGTGTAATATTGACATATTCACGCCAGAAATTTTGGATAAATACGTTATTATCAAGGTACACTATGTTAAATATAGTAATTAAATCATAACCTTCAGCAGTCCCATTAATTATATCCTTAAAATCAATATAATCAAGTTTTTCACCCCAGTTAAAGGTGTCACAGCTTCTTATATAAGCTATAGTAACAGCTAAACTACAGCTTAATTTTTCATCCATAAGGTTCATGGTTAACTCCTTATTGTATCTATTATTAAAGATAGCTTATTAACTAAAGTATGTCAACGAAAAAAACTGAAGTATAAAAGAAAAATGGGTAAGATTCCTAATATACTTCAGTCTGCATTGGAGTGTCTATTTAAACATATCTATGTAATCGACACTAGATATACCTACATACCGTGCATAGTTGTAGCCCTCTGTATTGATATACAGAGTCAACTTATCTTTAGATTCAAGCTTAACCACTTCAGCATAACAAAACTTTCTAAACTCATTAGAAAGTTTTTCATTTGAAAACCAAAATTTACCTTCAGCATCTTGTTTACAAATCTCTTTGTAAATGTCAGGGTCAATGTCAGTACCTTCTACATCTTGCCCTCCAATATTATCCCATATTGGATTGTCAGATAACAAACTATTTGTAATCAAATTGTAATCAGTGCTGTCAACAGTTAAAGTTTTCATAACTCTAGCTTTGGCGCTTGAATAACCTTCTTTCAAAGCTTTATTATTATCTCTAAGACTGTCATTCTTATTTAGACTAGGAAATCTTACATTTACAAGTTCAATAGACATTTTAATTACTCCACTTGTTATCTATTATTAAAGATAGTTAATTAGCTAATCACTGTCAACTAAAAAGATATACATTTTGAAAATTTTGTTTCATCGACAATATTCATCACCATGAAAACATTTACATCGTCAAATGAAGGGCTTAAGCGAACACAACCATTGCTAACGTCAAGTGTTCTGTTTTCAAAGTCAATAGATAACACTATACAACGTTGTGGGTCGGGCGTTCGGTTTTTAAACTCACATTCGTAAGGTATTTGTAAGTGGCCGTACAGCCTTGTGAGATTGGCCTTGTTTATGTATGGTTTATCCATGTTTCCACCATCCGCTATAATCCTGCTCTTCACCATCAACTAAAACTGAAGTATGCAATTCACCTTCAGTATAACCGTGTTGAATCATTTGGTTTGCACGTTCAACAGCTTGTGTTCTAAAATGGTCTGCATG